GACTACAACTTTATTTTCTGCTATTTCTAGTGCTACAGCTACAGAAGGAATTACATTAACCAGTTCAACAAATTTTGCTAAAAGTGGACCGAGAGTACCTACTATTAATAATCCCAATGGAACTCCAACAAATGCTATTTTGGTTGGCACTGAAATTATTACTTATACTGGACTTGATGGTCCTGTTTTAAGTGGAGTTACAAGAGGAGCGCATGGAAGTACTGCGGCAACTCATTCAGCAGGAGCAGCTATTAGAAACTTATTAACTCCTGATAATTATTTTTATTTTAATAGTGGCGGAACAGCTACTACTGGACAAATTAGCGGTGGAGGGTATAATGTATCTTCGGGACCAGTAACATTAAAAGCGATAGGACCACAATAATATGCCAGCAGGAATAACATACACCCTAACTAATTTACAAGATGATATTAAAAACTATACAGAAGTTGATAGTTCTGTTTTTAGTTCGAGTGTTTTAAATAAATTAATTATAAATGCTGAAAGCAGAATTTATAGAGCTTTTGATGCTGATTTAGAACGATTCTATGCTACATCTACTTGTATTATTGGGAACAGATATGTCTCAATTCCTGCTGATTTAAGGGTTATTAGATATGTCCAATTAACTAATGATGCTGGAGATCAGGTTTATTTAGAACAAAGAGATCCTAGTTTTATGGCTGAATACTATTCAACCCCAAGTTCTTCATCGACTAATATCCCCAAATATTATGCTAATTGGGATGAAGATAACTGGGTGGTAGCACCTACCCCTGATACTGCTTACGCAATTACTTTAGCTTATAATAAAGAACCAACAAGTTTAACCGATGCAACTAAATCTTCAACCGGCACATATCTCTCTAATAAATATACAGATTTGCTTTTATATGCATCTTTAGTAAATGCATATGGGTACTTGAAAGGACCGATGGATATGTTACAATACTACGATAAGGCTTATAAAGAAGCCTTAGAAACGTACGCGACTGAACAAATGGGTCGTAGACGCAGAAACGAATATCAAGATGGGGTTATTCGTCTTCCAATTAAATCTGAATCACCATCAACTTATTAAGGAGATAAAAAAATATGGCAAACGTAATACCTTTCGCATTCCGTGGAGAATTATTCACAGGAACACATAATTTTGCATCTGGCGGAGATAGCTTTAAATTAGCTTTGTACACTTCAAATCCTTACAACACATCTAGTACTGTTTACGTTGCTACAAACGAAGTTAGTTCTTCTGGAACTAATTATACAGCAACAGGTAATGCTCTTACAGGTAATGCCGTTGTGGCAGCTACAGCTGTGGCAAGTTGTGATTTTGCGGATACGACATGGACTTCAGCTACAATTACTGCAACGCATGCAGCACTTTATAATGATGATCAAAGTGATAAATTGTGTGTGGTATTGGATTTTGGTGGAACTTTTACTTGTACAAATGGTACATTTAAAGTTTCTTTCCCTAATCCGGCAACAGCGTCGAATGCAATTATAAGCATGGCGTAATAGGAGAAAAGTAAAATGGCTTTAGTAATAAATGACAGAGTAAAAGAAACAAGTACTACAACTGGTACAGGTGCTATTGCACTTGGAGGAGCGGTAACTGGTTTTGAAACTTTTGCAGCTGGAATTGGAAATAGTAATACAACGTATTATGCAATTTTTAATACTGGTACAACTGAATGGGAAGTTGGTCTTGGGACACTTGATGGGACAAGTGCTAACTTAACTAGAACTACACCTATCTCAAGTTCTAATTCTGATTCAGCAGTTGACTTTGGTGCAGGTACTAAAGATGTTTTTTGTACAATGCCCGCTAGTAAAACAGTTTATTTAGATGCAAGCGGAAACCCAGTAGGGGCAGCAGGACAAGGTTTTGCAATTGCAATGGCGGTTGCATTATAAATAGGAAAAAAATATGGCACAAGATTTTAGAAACACTTTAGCACGAGAAATTGGAACAGGCGATAATACTATTTTAACTGCAGGAAATTATGATGCAGTGATAGGTATTAGATGCTGTAACATTTTAACTTCAACAATTAAAGTTGATGTTAAAATTGCAAAAGGAGGAGCCGACTACTTTTTAGCAAAAGGAGTTGTGATTCCACCAAATTCAGCTATCGAATTGATTCAAGGCGGAGCAAAGATTGTTTTGGCTAGTGGTGATGTATTAGAAGCAGTTAGTGATACCGCAAGTTCACTAGATGTTGTTATGTCTTACATCGATACTATTAGCTCGTAGGAGAAATTATGACGGCAACAATAAATGGAATCCAATATATTGGAGGGCAGTATAGCCCTAATGATTTTATACCTAATCAAGCGGCAACGATTGATGGGACTCAAACTGTAGAGAATGGAGTTCTTGCAGGACCTATTACTTTACCTGGTACAATTATTATAACAGGAACGGTGGTAATAGTTTAATGAGTAAAGTACAAGTAGATGCAATTGAACAACAATGTGGAACAACTTTAACAGTTGGTGGTGGAGCAAGTAAAACTGTAAACGTAGATGCAACGACAGTAACTGTAGGTCGTTGCGGTGGAACAGTTACACTAGCTTCAGGAGCAACTCAATCCGGCTTTGGAGCATCTGGAGCTGTGGATTGGGTAACAACTCCCCAAACAGGAACAGTAACAGCAGCAACAGGAAAAGGATATTTTATTAATACTACATCAGGTGTTATAACAGTTAACTTACCAGCAGGTGCTGCTGGTTCAATCGTAGCAGTAGCAGATTATACAAGAACTTTTGGAAGTAATAAATGTACTATAACCGCTAATGGTTCAGAAAAAATAGGAGGAATAGAAGGTTCTGCAGAATTAATTACAGATGGTCAATCAGCAACTTTTGTTTATGTAGATGGGACCGAAGGTTGGATTAATGTTCAAGAAACTCAAACATCACAAGTAGGTCTAACTCCTTTTATTTGCGCAACTGGTGGAGCAATTACAACATCAGGAGATTATAAAATTCACACATTTACAGCACCAGGTAGTTTTATTGTAACTTCAGCAGGTAATGCTGCACCATGTTCAGGCACTGGTTCTAATACTTTTGATTATATGGTAATAGGTGGTGGTGGATCTGGTGGAGCAGATTATGGTGGAGGAGGTGGAGCTGGAGGTTATAGAGAATCTGCAGGAACTACCAATGGTTCATATACTGTTTCTCCATTAGGAAGCGGTGTTGCGGCTTTAACTTTAAGTCCAAGTACAACTTATCCAATAACAGTGGGTGCTGGTGGTGCATCTGTGACTGGAGGAGGTAATGGTAGTAGTACTACTTCTAATTCAGGTAATAATTCAATTTTTTCAAGTATAACTTCAGCTGGAGGAGGAAGAGGCGGAAGTACAGTTCCCTCACATCCTAATTCTATTGGAAATGGTGGTCCAGGAGGAGCCGGAGGTGGAGGATCTTGGGATTCGCCTGGTAGCGGAAGTGTTTTTTGTGGAGGTACAGGTAATACTCCTCCAGTTAGTCCAGCACAAGGCACTAATGGAGGTACTGGTAGACATTTTGGACCCTCATATAATTCTCAAGGTGGTGGAGGAGGAGCAACTGCTGCAGGAACAAATCAATCGCCTGGATCACCTAGTGGTAGAGCTGGGGGAGCAGGAGCAACAAGTTCAATTAATGCAACACCAACCGTAAGAGCTGGTGGCGGAGGCGGCGGCGACAGTGGAGCTGCTGGACCTGGTGGAGGAGGTGCTGGAGGTACAGCCCCTAACCCTGGTATAGGAGCTGACGGAACTGTTAATACTGGAGGTGGTGGAGGTGGATCACTATATTCTGTTGCTACAGGTGCTGGTGGTTCTGGTATAGTAATAATAAGGTATAAATATCAATAGGATATGGTAAAATAGAATTATGGCATCAACAATAAAAGTAGACAACGTACAAAATCAACCAGGCACTAATGTAGTTAATAAGTGCGGCACAACAGTTAATATAGGTGCGGCTTCTGATAACATTAGAAGTGCCGGAAACAATTTACAAGCTTCAGATGGTGGAAATTTAATTAGTCAATGTGGAACTACAATTACTTTAGGAGCTTCAGGAGATACAATTTCTTTAGCATCTGGTGCTTCTCAAACAGGATTCGGTCGTACAGGAACTGTTGATTGGCAGACAGGAGATATTAAAACAGCAGCATTTATTCCAGCGGCAGGTAAAGGATATTTTGTTAATACTACAGGTGGAGCAGTAACAGTTAATTTACCAGCAGGAACTGCTGGAGACATTATAGGTTTAAAAGATTATGCAAATACTTGGGATAGTAATGCAGTTACTTTAAATCCAAATGGTTCAGAAAAAATTGGTGGTGGTAATGCTCAAGATCCAACTTTATCAGCAGAAGGTGGTTCCGTTCTTTTAGTTTATGTAGACACAACTCAAGGATGGTTAGCAACAGAACAATCGGTAACAGCAAGTCCAAGTGGAATTGAAAATTTTATTACAGCGACAGGCGGAACAATTACTTGCTCAGGAGATTTTAAAATTCATACATTTACAGGCCCAGGTACTTTTTGTGTATCAGGGTTAGCTACCGCACCAGCAAATAATATAGTTTCTTATATGGTAATAGCCGGAGGTGGTGGAAAAAGTTCTGGAGGAGCAGGCCCAGGTGGTGGTGGAGCCGGAGGTTTTAGAGAATTTAAAGCACCTAACCCTGGAGGAGGTTGTTATACAGCTTCTCCGTTAGCTTCAGCTTGTACTGGTCTTACAGTCAGTGCAACAGGTTATCCCGTAACAGTTGGGGCAGCTGGTGGAACTGTTAATGGAAGTGCAAGTGTATTTAATTGTAAAACATCTGCTGGAGGAGGAGAAGGTAATCACAGACCTAATCCAGGAGTAGCCGGTGGATCTGGTGGCGGAGGAAGTGACTATGGACCAACTGATGGTGGAGCGGGTAATACCCCACCTGTAAGTCCTCCACAAGGTAATCCAGGTTTTAGAGGAGCAGCAGGAGAAAATTCAGGTTCTGGTGGTGGAGCTGGTAGTGGTGGCCCTGTGACTTGTACATCTGCTCACCCAGGAAATGGTACACCAAGTGCCATTAATGGATCAGCAGTAGTATATGCAACTGGAGGGGATGGTGAAGGTGGAAATAGTGCAAATGCCCCTAATAGAGGAACAGGTTATGGTCATGGTTCTGGAGGAACTTTTCCAGGAAGTCCACAACCACAAGCAGTTTCTGAGGCAGGTGCCGTTATAATTAGATATAGAAAAGCGTAATTATGAGTGAAGTTAAAGTAAATAAAATTAGTCCAAGAACCAATTGTGGTACTGTTACATTAGGAGATAGTGGCGATTCT